CCTGGTTTTATTCGCTGCGCCAACAGCGCGTCTAACCAACCGGAGTGTCTTTATTCCGGCCGATAATGTGTACATAGTGTACTTTAAGGGTAGTTACCCCAGAGACTTGCAAGGTCTCAGATGCATCTTCTACTGCATCCCCCAGTCTTAGCCGAGTGTGTTTGATAGCTGTTTTCGTCAGGGTTTGTTTGTATTTTAGGCGGTTTTATAACCTCCGCCACGTCGACCGGGGTACTTTGCGGACGAATGTCGTTGTAAATTCAATGACCTGCAGTTGTTGCAAGCCTCGGAAATGTCTAATGTGGCTGATTGGGCCAGGATAGGATGGGCTGTAAGCTCCTCTTACGCGGCAGATTTGCATCCTTTGCATCTCGAGACGGAGAGATTTTACTCTCTGATCATTGTTAATGTTTTCGCGCGCGCACCGTTGGCCGCCGAAGACTGACAGTTCAGAAAAGGGAGACAGAACACCATGTGTGGTTGAGCCCCGACGCTTGTTTATCAAGCCGGGGAGAGCCTTTCGGGCCCTTCGCCTCAGAGGTATCGTCATTCTTTAGACGTGGACGCCACTTCCCGGTTTCCCAGGTTAGCTACGTGATGCTCACCGGTCTCTTACTCTTCTTCTGTTTTCGTCTCGACGAACTGATCAAGGGGCTTTGACGTTATTCATACTCGACACCCGTACTGTACTTACAGGCAAATGTTAACTCCGAACTGAACTTTTATTGTGTTCAGGAATCAGTGTAGATTACATACTCAGACCCAGTTTAGCCATTATCAGCTTACCGAGCCCACCAGCGATTGCGCCACCGACCGGGCCTCCATAGGAGGAGGCCAGACCTGTGGCAAGTGTGATGAGCGGGTTTACTGTGGCCTTGGCCACCTCTCGAAGGTAGCCACTGGGGTTCACGTGGCTGATGATTGGAGCAGATGCTACAACAGTGCTTGAAGTTAGGACGGCGGGAGGTCCTTCGAGATGGATTACCCACTCGATTTCAAAGCACGCAGTGTTGATTGGCAGGCCGCTTGCGACCAACATAAAGCAGGACCAGCCGTCAAGGTTCATACTAGACGCGTTGTCAAAGTAATTCCCGAGGACGGGGGCAGCCCCTCCAGTGAAACCAGTAGTGTCCTCAGCGGACCAGGTATTACCGTATAATGCGGCATAGTCCCCGGCGTTGTGGAAATTCTCACTGGCTGTTGTGGTAGGGATTCCTCTGACGGTAAGACGATCCGAGATCATGTCTTGTGAGGTCAGCGAAACTGCTCTGGGCAGACCAAGAATAGATGAGGGTAGGATAGAACCCCCCATACTGAGACCGGTTGCCTTCGTGAATACTCGAGAAGCGTCGAGGGGTTGGGACGAGAGGATGTTCGGACCGGGTATAATGCCAACGGTTGGGTAGGGTACTATAGTAAGTAACCCCGCCGCAGCTGTGGTGGGCAGTACATTGCGAATCTGAAGTCCCCACGACACGACGCGGAAGGATCCCATGACAGCACTTAGTGCAGCCGGTGTGGTATACGCCCAAAAGGATGGATTTGGGGTGAAAGACACAGGCCACGTTGAAGTGTAGGTGTTAAAATCGATGACGGACACCAACGGATTGTTGAAGAACGCCATGTTGATTGCACCAGCACCAGTTGAATTGAGCGACGTCTTGCCGTTAATACGGAAAGTAGCGGTCGGATAACTGTATGCGTCGGGGACCCGACAGCCCATGGCTTCGGGAGAGAATGGTGAGTGTAGGGCAGCATGATAGCGTGCCATCTGATCACTTGATTGAGCGAGAGGACGCTCAACTCGGAGTTTTCGGGCTTTGACACCCGTTCTCGTCGCGACCACTTTGGTGACGACGGTGGAAGACGTACCTCTACGTCCTCCCTTCTTTGCTAATCTCGATTTACTGATCATGGCGAATTTTACTCCCAGATATTTCATCTGGGTAGTCGTCATGGCGCGGGTTTATACCGGCAGAATCAGTACGTTCAATCTTTGGCAGACGAGTGCTTAGATCGAGCGCGCGGTAGTTTAGATACACACCGCGAGTAGAGAATTTAGAAACCGTGGCCGCATACGGGCCAAGAAATGGTGAAGGTGCAACAATCTGGTTCGCCGACAACGGAAGGTATGTTGTGAGACTAGATTGGGTATACTGGAAGTCGTCCAGCTTCGTATCGGTCAGGATAGTGTATCCAGTTGCCGCTCGAAAGTCCCGAAGATGCTGTTTAGGCATCCCGGAATATACCATGACTTTTGTTAACCCATTTAACGGTGTCGACAAAGGGATGGTCGGGGACTTGAAGTCCCGACTGGCATAGTCACCAGGCCAATAAGGTCCATACATGGGTCTCAACGATGAGATACCCTTGTTATACGTTGCTACTGGCATAACCCGTGTTTTATTCTTGTCCCGGAAAGTGATTACCGGAATAGACTTAAAGTGTGGGCCGCAGGTCCGCTTGATCGTATAGGACTCTTGCAGTGCGCTACCGCTTGACAAATCATACCAATGACGAGGCATGATTGATGCACGATACGATGCGAAAAGTCGCTGGAAATTAGTGTAGTAACTCTTCCAGTGGGCGGGCTTGGTAAAGCCTAGGCCCCCGAGCTCACGAGGCAGGAACAAGTTGAGTTCACCTCCTAATGTGAGTCTTTGGATACGGTCCGCATGATGATGCAGAAACCGAGCAGTTGCTCTAACCGGGTTGATACATTCGGCCGTGACTTTGTTGAAGATATCCCATAATGGCATCTCTTCACGAAAGGTATTGGATTTCGATTTCCCTTGTAGTAATCCTACATTCAGGAACGGAACTCTCTTGAAAGAGTTCGACGTTTGATTGTGGATAAAACAGGTTGAGTTGATCGTCAATACTGTACGGTGAACATAATTCTTACCCGGAGAAAGGGTGAACTCGGCTTTAACCAGTTCTTCTTTCCAGAAAGCGTACAGTGCCTGAGTGGCCCGGAACAGGATATCATCCCCATTCACGAGTACAGGCAAAGTTTCAACGCTGACTGAGCGACCGAGGTATCGTTCCATTGCACGCCAATAACAGATGAGGTTTATGGCACACAGAATAGGGAAGGATAGGATAGAACCCATCAACTGCCCATTTCTTTGGACGACGCGCTTTGGATATTTCGATGGCGGCGAATCCCCTTGCGAACTAGTGACACGACCCCGTGGTGATGTTTTCTCATCAGGATAATGGAGCACTTGCTCGTAAAGGTTCCGCCGGAGTAGAGTTCTCTCTTGCTCCGTTGCCTTGAATTTGTCACAAAACGACTCAAAAGTCAACTTAGTGAAGTTGATGTTGAGACCATCAGTGGCCGCACTATAGTCGCCGCTAACCCAATCCGGCAAATCATTTCCCCAGATACTCTTCCCGTGGAGGGATAGAGAAGCCTCGCGTGCGAGGATATCATGGAGATCAGTGACGGAGAGTGGGCGCGTGGTTAAGACTAGTTGCGGAAGTAAGTCTAGGTCATGCTTCATAGCCTGCTGAAAGTAACGCGCGTAGTACGCCGGTAGTGCCTCCCCCTTGGAAATCATCCGAACCTTTAAAGGCTCAAGAATGGCAACCACAGAAACCCGACCCATGGACCAGTCGGCCATCATAGAGTCCAATCGATTCTCACAAACGTTACGGACATGGTCCGATGTAGGAAGTGGAAAGTATGGATACTCAAGATGTTGACCGAAGACATCACGGAGAGGATTAAGAGGGAAGGAAGGGCATGGCTCATCTAGGAGAGGGGGAACGTATTCGCCAAAAACATTATGTTTAGTAGCGACTCCCGCCTCAGATCCAGGATGAATCTGGGCCAGCACTTCACAATATTGCCCCCCGTTCTTCATAGTACGCTCAAAACAACTGTTGTGGCTCGGTTCGCCAAAGGTTGGTTCTACTCGGCATGGTTTGCTAAGTGAGGACAACAATCGGTCGACATAGTTGCCGTAGTTAAGAGCGATATCTTCCTGTGACGTGACAGGAGAACGGGACAGAGCCTTGGCGTGTTTTGCATAGGCTGCCTCAACGACAATCTTGTCGACTGAGTCACACCCGCGTTTTATACCCTGAAGAAAGCTCCAGTTTAACGCTAGGGCGCGACCACGGATACCACGCATGTGGCATTTGAGGTAACGTTTAACATTCCCGGTCCAGACCAGGGGAGAACCTTTGAAGGTTTCCGGACGGTCAGGAGGAGAATTGCCGAGACAGGCTGCCATAGGGCAGGCGAGATGATACTTTGCGTGTTGGACGAAAGTTTCAGCAGTCCAATCGTGGACGTGCCTTAGATGATTCAACTGATCATGAAGACTGAACCTAGTCAAAAAACGATCGTCAAAGTCACATAGCACTTCCAACTCGGACCGGCACAGGGAGAGAGACATGTGGAACGTCCCCTCGAGTGGTTCGCTATAGATTAGCGTGATTCCCAACTTCCTGTGCACTACGGAGAATGCCTCTGCTACCGGCTTGAGTAGGCCGCCAACAGGGGACGCAGTGGAGTTCGAGACTCGGGTGGTACCAGTTGAACTGGGTTTAAACCTTCCCGCGCCGCGACTGCGATTAGCATTCTCGGATCTAACCAGCGACTTTTGCATAGTCGCTGTGGTTTCCTGCCGGAGTCCTCGGCCCTCGCATACTGCCCTAATGGCAGAGTGAAGGGCTGAGCCGACCGATGCCGCCGTGTAATAATAACGGCGGCCGGTCCTCTCCGGCTGAAGTGGTGGGACTCCCCACCGCTGCGAATCCAACAACTCATCGAACAGCTGCATGGCGTTTACCAACGCCACACTGTTACTCGACGGAATCATCTTCCTCGATCGAGCGCCCTCCTGTCCACCCCTGGACAGTTGAGACCTGGTTTTAGCTAAAAGTGATTTTTGTGTCATTTCATGTTAACCAGACGGGAGGTTTCGGTTGTGTGCTGCCAGAGCACTCTACCAAGCCCC